CTTCAAGATAACCTTGATGATGTCGCAATCTTATAACTGTGTGTTATCATTTTACACACATTAATAATTTGTGATTTACAAAATCATTAAGGGAGTTACCATGCAAGAAGAATACGCATACGCTTCTCGGAATACTGACGGTATCACCGTCACCGAGGATTTTATGAAAATTGGTCCTAACGTAGAACCACTGTTGAGAGAAACGAAAGATGCTGAGCAACTAAGCCCAAATATCGATCACTCGACTGACCAGAAGAGGCAAGCTCCTGATGTTTTGAACATCAATAGAGCCAAATCCGTAAAGGTAGTCGATGATAAAACGAAATTAAAGCTGATCAATCTCACATCCAAAATTTATCAAGATTTTGGGATTATGGATGACCATAATTTAACTTGTCTTCTGAAACGAGTCGGACGCCGCTATATCGCGTTACGTCGAGTGGATGATTCTTTATGAGTGGTATCTTTGACTGTTGGCTGTAAGTTAAACCTCCTATTTGGGCATGTCGTCCAATTAGTTTCTGTAGCATATCTCCTAGGAGAGTACTATGAATACCAAAGAAAAACAAGCTTTAAAAGAAGCCCTTCTTAAGCGCGCCTCGGTTCTCCAAGTTCCGTTCCCGCTCAGCTGTCAAATTGTTACGATGTTTTGTAACAATGTTGATGACAGTGGAATGGAATGGACGATTACACGTTTTAAGTCTGTAAAAACCGATTTCCTGCGACGTTTTGCAGGACTCGATATCTTGACACCTTGGATTAAAAAGAAAAATAACTACTTTCTTGGACATTTAGGTGCTTTACAGCGTTGGAGTGAGAAGAGTGAGAAGAATTTTGCGCAAGCAATTCAACTTTTGCAAATCTACACCTTTTTCATATCTCCGGATGTGACAAAGCAGCAATCCACGAAGTTTGTGGATGCTGTTCAATCAAACGTGCAGTCTAACTACTTTGACCATTACGCAAATGTCCTTTTGTTCGCGACTAAAGATGTCTTTCCGGATAAGGGTTGGTATCCTGATCCAGATTCTTTATTATTCCGCCCGGTTTCCGATACTAAATCCGAGCCTCACCCTAATGGGAGAAGCTATGACGAAGGTACACGCACGCTTAATTGCGCGCAGTCTTTCTTGAACCACACTGTAGTGGGAAGAGAATGTGTATCTAAGTATCCTGCCTTGTTTTCGGCAGTTATGAGCGGTGTCGCCTCTGCGATTAACAGTGGTAGTTCCCAGACCATTGAACGATCTGAACATCATAATGTTGTAGGAAAAATTGGTCTTATCCAAGAACCTGGCTTCAAGCTTCGTGCTGTTGCCAATCCTGGACGTGTGTATCAACAAGCATTGAAGCCGCTTGGTGATGATCTTTATGGTAAGCTTTCGGGCCTACCTTGGGATTGTACACACGACCAAAGTTTTCCTTTTAACATAGTCCAAAAACACTTGAGCGAAGGTGGTTCAACCCATGCAGTAGATCTATCTAATGCAACAGATAGGTTTCCTTTTCTCTTCCAAGAGAAAATGCTTTGCTCTATGTACCATCGCTTGGATGCAATACAGTTATTCGCAGAATTATCGCGAGCTAACTGGACGTGTGACTTGTTACCCGACTCTCTTTTGAGCTGGTCAACAGGTCAGCCTTTGGGGTTATACCCATCGTTTGCGTCATTTGCACTTGCACATGGTTTAATGTTATATGGCTTAAATGGATATAAGCATGATAACATGTTCTTTGTTTTGGGTGATGATGTTGTCATCCTTGACGATGAGCTAAATCTTAAGTATAAACGTTTCCTGGAAGACATGGAGATTCCATATTCCGTGTCAAAAACTTTATCATCTTCTCGGGTAACCGAGTTTGGTGGAAAGATAATAACATCCAGTAAAGTGATACCTCAATTGAAATGGCGTCAAATTTCTGACGATTCTTTCATAGATATTGCTCGTCTTGTTGGAGAGAGGATTCGTCCTTTACTTCGCAAAAGACAACGTGATATTTTCGACGTTATCAAGGTCATCCCTGATTTCTTAGGTGGATGTGGATTTAACCCCACAGGAATTCCACTTAGTGACAGGATTGACCTATATTACAAGTTGTTTTCGGACGAGAGTTTACAGTCTTATCTTTTGAGCTACAACGGGCGAGTTTCAGCTATAAATTATGAACACCCATTCCCAAGAAATCGGAATGAGAATTATAAGATGCTGAATCCAACCATAGTGCAAGGAACTTGGTTTTTACAACAAGACCTTACACATGCATTCGACCAGAATGCATTACGTTTAGCGAAAGAGATTCCACTGACATCACTTGGTTTCAAACCTCGTGAGAAACTGTCAGGTTTTCCATGGACTCAAACTTTCGGCAGTGTTCTATTTTTTTGCTCGTCCTCGTGAGAGGATGTTGCAATTAGAACACCGAGCTGTGATGTGTACTCAGCTCGAAGTACT